CTTGCACATAGAACTCAGAAATATGTCTTGTGCTGAAGCGTAGTCTATCGCCCTCCATCTCAACAAACATACAGCCAGTGCCAAACACAACTAAGTCCACATACATTTCATGAACTTCAGTCTCAAAGTTAGATTGGTTAAAGGCACGCATCATCCTCATGCTGGTATCTTCTAGCCAAGCCTGAACCTCGTCTTGCCTTGCAACGGCAACATCTTTCATATCAAGATGAAACCAAGGGGTCGCACCACTCGTAAGCATTCCGTGCAAGGAAGCGGATAACAAATCAACAGCCTGTAACGCAGTACCATCGTAAATAAGTTCCATGCGCTTTTCGCCGCGTGAACGCTTCTTCACAATGTCAGCTTTTCGCGGAAGCATATAATCCGCTAATTCTTGGTAATGCGTGTCCCAGTTATCTCTGCGTGCTTTTATATAATCAAAGCGTGAGACTAGTGATTTGATAAAGTTATCCATGGTTACCCCAATAAGGTTGGTTTACCTGCTTGACTGCCAGACTCATTGCCTAATGCACCAGCAACAATAGTTGTCCCAGCACCCTTGCGCTTTTTGCGTTGCGCCATCAACGCCTCTTCTGACAAGGCCGCCGCACGTTGTGTGTCTTCTGGCGTGCTAACAGGAGGCGGTGGAGGAGGTGGAGGTGGGGCTGGTACCTTAGGTGTTAAAAATGACATATCAGCCTCCTACAGCTTTCTTCTCTGGGGTTTTATAAAGACTACCGTAACCCTCAATTAATGTACCGCCAGCACCAGCTCTTTTGTATCGGGTTCTGCGTAACTTACCGCCCATGATAGTTTCATCTGGTACGCTTTCTGGGGTTACTTCAGGAGTTACTTCAGGCGTTACTTCTGGTGTATCACCAAAAAATTCTCTGCGCTCTTCTTTGTCCATGCCAGTAACTACGTCAAAAGTCTCTTGGACAATCTTTTTGACAGGTTTTTCTAAAGGCTCAACTATATCTGCCGCAACCTTTTTCACGTCCTTAGGCAAATCTTTGACTTCCCTCTGAACCTTCTTTACAATCTTCTTAAATACACTACCCATTCTGTACTCCTACCATTTATGGTAACCGCTTCTGCCTTTAGCTATGCGTAGCCAGTGCATATACGAATAGCCTAATTTGTCAAACATCTGCTTAATATATCGGAAACCTGTTATAATGTCACGCTTTCCTGTAACACAAATAAAGTCAACCACCATTGGCACACTTCCATTGCCATAAAAGCCTTCTTTCGGGAAGCATAAGTCCCTATAATACTTCTCTATATGCTCTTGCTCTGGAAAGGCATAGGTCGCAAAAACAATAGGTTTGTTAGTGTCATAATCATATAAAGCAACAAACTGTTCTTCTTCTATTGGCGGCACAATAAGGTTTTTATAATCCTCTTCATCCATTAAAGAATGAAGCTCGCTCTTTTCCATTAAATAGGATGCGGCAAAGTAACCGCTGGCTTTATGGTAAATCATAGCGCAAACGGGTTGTATTCGCTCATCGCAACCTGTTGTGGAGGTCGAGACATAGTTTCTCTATTCTGGAGGCCAATAGCGAGATACCTAAAAGCATCTGCCGCGTGAGATGTAAAATCGTGTCTCGGAGCATCTCTAAAAGTTTTCCTCTTCTCATCCCAATCCTGCCTGTACTGCCTTAAACATTCAAGCCCCTCTGCTGTATTATCTCTATCAAAAAAACATTTAGGTATCATCATACGAGCCGCATTGATACCGTCAGCAACTTTCATCTTCTGAATAACACGAAACTTAATGCCCAGGCTATAAGCTGTTTCCCAGCGCGACTTTCCGCTACCAAGCTCACGCACCTCGATGTCGTGGGGCGCAAGATGGTCACCGTAGGTATAGTCCTTCTTCCGCAATACTTCGGCGTAGTGGTCAAGCCCAACTCCACTGCTCTCATAATAATCAATGACATTAACTGCACCGCCGCGAAATATCTGGGCAAACCAAATCGCTGTTGAATCATTCACACCCAAGTCCCAGGCTGTATGCACAGGATAGGCTGGGTCATATGGCACTCGCGTTATTCTTCCATTATCATCAAGGTCAGATAATAGCTTGCCATAATACGCACCGATAATAGCAGCCGTAAACGAACACTCAAACTCCTGTTCGTACTGCTCATCAGTCATAGAGGCTTTAGCCGCTTTTAGTTCCTCTTCCTTGACTATACCAGTTTCGCTCGCCTTACACACGCGATAAAACCAATCCTCACTGCCCTCAGCTATCTGCCCTTTAGCCGTCTCCAACATATCCCAGAAGTGGTTATGCCCTGCTGGCGTGCCTAAAAATGTTGCCGCACCCTGTCTGTCGGATAGGGCTGGCCTCACAACCTCCCCCCATACCCTCGGATTCTGCATCCCAAACTCATCAAAAAAACAATCATCGAGGTAAATCCCTCGAAGGGCATCGGGGTTTTCGGCTGACAATAATGTGATACGCCCCCCGTTAGGAAAATCAGCACGGAGTTCCGTCTCATTAAAAGTAACGCCAGGAATGACGCCAGCATAAAACTTAACATAGTCCCAAGCAATCCGTTTGGCCTGAGTAAAGGTCGGGGCAATCAACGCAACTCTGGGTCTAGGAAGAGGGTTAGTTAATACCCTTTTAATCATATGATTCACTGCCCAGACTGTCTTTCCAAAGCGCCTGTGCATGACTAGCACGTTCCAGCGCTTTAACTGCTTGTGCATCTCGGACTGAATAGGACGAGGCTTGTAGGGTATCTTAACTTCCATTATTTACTCCTAAGACCTTCAAAGCATATTCCCAGCTTTCAGTCTCTAGTTCAGTGTTGTCGAAGAAGTCTGTATGTTTCGTAAACTTCTTTCCTTTAATATTATTAACAGGCACGAACCAAACAGTGCGTTGCTCAGAAGACACACAAGCCAGTATGTCATAATCATGCCTTGAGGGTATCCTCTTCTTACCGCCAATGCCAGTTTGAAAATGCACCCTGTTTCTGCTCCTTTGCCAATCGCTCCTAGATGACTGACAAGCCTTAACCTGTATCCTTAGCACCGCGCTTGTGTCTGGATGCCACGCTATCAAATCCACCGAATCTTGCTGAGCCAACGCTACTCGCCATCCCCTAGCAATCACAGACGCGGCAGCAATGTACTCCCCAGCTAAACCTGATTCTGTCTGACTGATAACCTTATCAGCCATAAAGTAACGGTGACGCGGCACTAGTCAGTTTCCCACAGTATCTTGACTGTGCCATCGTTTATCTCAACGCCAGCACGGTTCTTCTGGTCACCGAACCTGTCTGGCATCGTCTTGCTAGCCTTCCACCGCACATGGTGTGCATAGTCTCTCAGCACGCCTGTGTCGTAGTCTTTCCTGCGGTGTAGTGCGTCATCGAATATCTTGTCTAGCTCCTCCATAGCTTTCTCAACGCTGTACTGCTGGGCTTCGCGTACAGCCCCAGCAAAGTCCTCATCGGTCTTCATCCGCTTGTAAAAGGCAGCACGGGATATGCCAACGCCCTCGCACACATCAACAATGGTATGCCCATCAGCAAGACCAGCAATGATTAAGTCTGTTTTCGGTTTGGTGAGTTTAGTCATGTAAGTCTCGTTAGTGTGTGTGTCGTGGATAGGGTATTAATGTATATATAAGAGGCGTGGCTGCGCTGGGGGTGTACGGTCTACACAAGCCCCCCCCCTACCCAAGCACTGTTGCATAAATGTCACACATTTCTTTGTACTGTTGCATAAATACCACAATGCCTGTATCATCCGCTTAGTAATGCCGCGCTGCATCATTGTCTTTGTGTGTGCTTTGAATAGTACAATCACACCCATTCAATCCCATAATCCCAGGTAATCCAACAAATAATGCTTTTTGCTATTATATAGTATTACTTGCCATGGTGTAAACTTTTTTCATCTTTTTTGCTTTTTTCCTATTGACTACTAGGAAATGCTTTCCTATGTTGGTTATATCGAAACCAAACAAAGGAACAAAACAATGATTCATTTAATGCTTCTAAACTTAATCGTAGTCATGCTATCAACGGCGGCATTGATTGCTAGCTTTGCTTTTAACTTTCCTATCATCGCGCCCTTTGCCGCCCTTATCGGGATGCTAGCTATGGGTAGCTTTGTATTAACTTTTCTTATTGGGGAATAAAACAATGAGAAATATTAGCAAAACAGCATCATTCTTGTTTTTAGACAGAATAGCTAAAAAGGCAGGGAATAACACTGCCATAACAAAACAGGCAGAGATTGATAAGGCTGATACCTACTTCATGGAGCTGCACGGCAATAAGATTGCTTGCCTTCAGGCTTTTGAAGATGGCTATAATGTGAAAAGAAACCGTGCCATTCACATAACACTAGCAGGATGGAACACGGTAACAACACGGGAAAGGCTAAATGCTCTTTTAAGAATACTGGGCAAGACTAATCTTCACATTGTACAACATAAAGGCAAAGCTTGTTTAGCAACATTCTCTGGCAATAAAAGACTGACAACAGAGATAAGCCCTAATGAATGGTATGACATCACACAACTTGAACATATGGCTAATTACCTAATTCATAAACACACCAACGCGGCATAACAGGAGGAAATAATCATGTCATCATATATTCAATTCAAACAGCTTCGCACCATTGCGGCAATTACAAGGCTAACTAATTCCAGAAATGGAAACCCAAGATACCGTTTTGCCTTTACCAATGGTGAGGAAATGACAACAAAGACAGATTCATCATTCAATTATAAAGTCTGTTCACATTGGCAAGGAAGGGATGCTGTCATTGCGTATCACTTCACACCAAAAGGCAAACAGATTTTAGATGATGCAGACATTATCGCATAAAGGGGAACATTATAATGATTATCATAACAAGAATCTTAGCAATCATGCTTGGCATTGTTCTAATCCTAGCAGGGGCTGCAGCCATTGATGGCATGACACTAATCAGCTTGGCGACAGGTACAATGCTAGCAATGATAGGGCTTAGCTTGGTAGGGCTTGGCTTAATCTCAATCAATAATCTAATGGAGGAAATAGAATAATGACTAGATACGAATTATTACAAGCCCTGGAAATGGCTTTCCCCAATTCATCAGGCAAGGACGAGAATGATGCCTGGTATCTTGGTGAAACTGATGAAGGCTATCAAACTGTTGTCTTTATCATTGAGGAGGATGAGACCAATGAGAAATGACAGGATATATAACTGGCTTCACACGAGGCCATTATATAAGCCCAGAAGTAAAACAGAAATCATAACCGAGATTCTGTCTGGGCTATTCGTAGCGGTGGCTATCGTGGCTACTGTAATGCTAACACTGGTACAATTAGGAGGGTAACACCATGACCAGAGGAAGACCAAAACACCTATGCAATATGACCGAAGAGGAAAGAGGGGACTATTGGGCTAACAGGGCAAGCGAAGCCCAGGAAATGCTAACACCTGCCCAGAAAAACGCTATTGAGAGGGCGCAAAACGCACTAGTTTTGTTTGCTGCAGAATGGTCAGAAGACTTTGACCTGAAATCAGGCACGGTTAGAAAGTTAAACCAAGCCATGAAATCTCTTTGCGGTAACTTTGATTTACACCACGGCACATTTTAGGAGAAATGGGAATGCTTATAGTCAATCATACCTTACGCTATGTTTCTGGCGATAAAGAAACCTTTGAAGACCACTACCAACTAGCTGATACTTACGATGAGGCTAGAAAGATAGTGACAAACATCATCGCAATTCACGGTGACTATCTTCATTGCTATTCGATTGCTGACATTCTGGAGGCATCAGAACCGCATTGGGCTGAAAAGCGTGACGAACTAAACCAAACACAATCAGACGATGCTTGGGGGGCTGATAAATGACACCGCAAGAACTAAAGCATAAACGGCTGTTCATGAACCTGACACAAAAGCAGCTAGCAGATAAGTTCTGCATAACAGAACGCACCATCAGAAACTATGAAAGCGGAGCAACGGAAATACCGCGCACAGTTGAGATGGCTTTGTCAGCCTTAGAACTAGAGCAGAAATGACGCAATGCTAAGCAGTATTACTTTGTAGTACTGCTTAGTAATACTAAAGCAAGGCTATGCACTTAGCCTTGCTTCTTTTTTTTTAGAAAAAATATAGCATCTATTCTGCTAAGCAATACCGCTATGATTTGCGGAACTTCTTTGGTGTACTGCTTAGTAATACTGCTAAGTAATGCGTCAAACTCCGCAGGGGATAACATATTTTTTAAGACTTGTCAAACAGCCTTGATGGAAGCCGTTTATTTAGGTCAGGCTTACTGACCTTTGCGTGAGTTTTGCGGTGTTTCGGGGGAACTGGTATCTTTGGAATGGCAAACATCGCGGCTATTTTTTTGGGGTCATGCTTGTACATGACTAGCCCAGTATTCCCTCACCAACATGCACCAAGTGTCAAAGCTGACCGTCACAGTGTCGGGCTTGCCCTCGTACTCTGAGTTGAGAAATGACAGCCTGACCACAACCTTAGGCTCAGCCCTGTCGTACTTATAGATTAAAGCAGGCTCGGTCTTAGGCGATGCAGCAGACGCAGCATTGACCACCTGATTCCACCAATCCTGATGATGATGCCCACCATTAGCCATCTTGTAGCGTTTGCACTCGATGACAAACCCATCCAATCCAATCAAGTCGCCCCTGTCGCCCGACCTATATTGCTCAAGGTCACGCTTCACCGTTGCGCCTAAACTTTCTTTTATCATTGAGGCTACGGTGCGTTCCCAACTAGCCCCTTTGTTGCGCCCGTTAGTCATGCAATGCACCTCTTGTTATCAGCGATAATGGATAAAACTTTTTCAAAGTAATTAATAAGCTCGTCTGGGGTGTACTCTCTTTGGTATTGTGTGCAGCGCGTAGTGCCTTTAACATTTCCTGCGATAGACCTCAACTTACCCTTGCTACAGTAGTGAAGGGTGGTGTCTTTCGGGGGTAGGGCAGGTAATTCCTCTAATGTTAAGCCGCAAAAATAAAGATTAGTTTTTTTATGGGCGACATGACCAAAGTCATACTGGTCAATCATGATTGTAAAGCCCCCAAATTCGTCTGATTCCCCAGCAACAGGCAAGTATTCCCCAAAAAGCCTTGACCCGTTAGGGTGTTCTAAAATACCGCCGTTTGCCCTAACTTTTTCGATAGACCATAAAGCAAGATTGGCTTCACCATCTCGCGTATTTGTTGCCATGTGTGATAACTTTCCCCAAGCCCTGCAAGGAGGATGGCACACAACAGGTTTATTATCTTGAAAATTAATGGCATCCCTGCCAATGTCCCAAGCGTCAAATAACTTTCTCTGTTTGTAAGAACTGTCCTTTCTTACAAAGAGCGCTGCATACTTAGTCATCCTTCACCCACAGACACCGACCCATCTCAGCATACCAACCGCCAAGCAGGACGCGATGCCAACCCTGCGGCACTGGCTGTTCAATCAAGGCTAATCTCATCGTTATCTTCTTCATCGCCTTCCACTTCACCTGAGCCGTCACACCTTGGGCAGTCTTCAATCTCAGTCCTGATATAACCACCATTCATGTAATCAACTACTGGAATATCAACCTCAATCTCACCTATGCCTAAACACTCTGGACACTCTTTCATTGCTTTCTCCTATAGCTTGCCTAAACCAATCCTCAGCCCTGACACACCCATCAGTTTCAAGCATGATGGTATGTATTGTTTCGGGCGATGGATATCTTTGCCCACTCAGCAGCCTACTGATAGCCGCCTGTGACAGCTCACAACGCTCTGCAAACTGCTTCTGATTAATGTTAGCGATTCTTAAAAAGTCAGATAAAAACATATTTATTTTATAACACAGGCTTGACAGTCTGGCAACAGGATGCTAGTTGTAGGTCATTGAAACGCATAGCGAGGAGGGGTTATGGAATACGAAGTACCTGATTATTCAAAAGAATTTGGCAGGGTTCATGTGTCTGCCAGTGGTGGCACTCAGCCCATTGATGAACACATCTTAAAGATGTATCTCAGAAAAGAATACCAGATGAACTTTCCATTTGCCGCCCGACCTAAAGCTGGTCAGGTTGTTCAGATGGTTGCAGACCTACATCTGGGCTTGCATGAATACAGTCCTATCCTTGGTCAGGCTGATGGCATCCCGATTGCAGAAGCTATTACCAAGGGACGCACAGAGTTCATGCAGTATCAGCCGAAAGACTGGGATGATGGCAAGGACGCTGAGGAAAAGGCAGAGTTCATTGAACATGTTGAAGCGATGTCACTCAATGCTATTGCTGGAATCAAAGAGTTCTTTGGCGACAATCCCATAGAAGGTGAATACCAACGCTTTTACTGGGACGAACGCATTGATGTACCAGTCACCCTGTTCCTTGATTACGCTGATGATGAGAAACAGATTGACCTAAAGTGTTCCCTGCCTGTTCGTAATCCGCCACGGAAGGACGGGACACGCACATGGCGAGTGCCTAAACCGAAGACAGAACCCACAGAACAACAGGTCATGCAACAGGCAGTCTATTGGAAGGCAACAGGCTTGCGTCCTGCGCTGCTTTTCGTGACCTCTGAGGGCTACAACATAGCCACGGAGGATAATTGCCCCGCGCTGAAGCCAGAGGCTCTGGAGGACGCTTACAACACGATTGTAGGGCGTTGGTTAGCGGTGCAGAACCTGATGAAAGCATCAATGGGGAATTGGAAGACCTTATTCGGGATGGTTGTTCCTGATTATGGTCAAATTGGGGCAAGGCATGGCAGGGAAATCCTGGACATAGCCAAGCAAGCATGGAGGGTGTAATGACTACAATAATTGAACATATTTGTGGCGTGTGTAACCACACATGGAAGTGTGGCTGGAGCGAAATAGCCATTGCTAGGGCAGTTAATAAAAAGGAAAAGATTTCTGATGCCTGTCCTAACTGCCTCGACAACGGAACGGTTGTTAGAGGTCAGGCTATTAATATGACTGGCTTTAACTCAGTCGTGTCTTTTAATGAAATGAAAGAAAAGCTAAGGGGAATGATGGCAGTGCCAACGATACCGCCACGCTCACCCAGCCGACAAGACAGGCGATACAAACTTAAAAACAATAATGTGAACCAACCACCCAAGGAGAAAACC